CAGTCTTGGTGTTTACTCCGAATGATTGGTTGTGATCATCATGGAATGGGCACAGACCCAGGATGCACTCAGTACCCGATGACTTCTGTCCCTTGATGTCCTTGAACACCGCCGGGATGTCGAGCCGACTCAGAATTTCGGCCTTGTACTGGTCCCACTGGTCACGGAGCGGTGCGCTCATGCTGCCCCTCCCCTCGATATTTCCAGTACATTTCCAGCAGCTTGTAGGTGAGCGCGCGGCCATGCTCGCGATCCCCGGCGAAGAACACCGGCACGCGGTAGCGGACCGACCAGGCGAGCAGCGAGCAGAGCGCGGCCTTTGGGTTCATCTTCGAGTGTGCGGGCCGGCGCAGGAACCCCGGCACGGTGTCTTCGATCACGACAACCGCGTAGTCGTACTCTGCAAGCCGCTCGAACTCCCGTCGAAAGCGGGCTCTCCCGCCCCCCAGGGAGCCGTACGCGTCCGCCTTGGACTTGCGCTCGATCGTGACCCGGTCTTCCAAGCCCACGATCGAGTAGTCCCCGGTCGGCAGGGTCTTAACGACCGCGCCGGTGAACGCGTACGGCTGCTGCTCGCGCGTGTCGATAGCGATGGTGAACCCATCCATGGCCGAACTTCCTTCCCTACAGGACCGCGCTCAGAACGGACAGTTGTCGTCGTCGGCCGCGCTGACCGCCGAGTACCCGCCGAACGGGATCCGGTTGCGGACCTTGGCCGCGCCCTGGTCGTCGCGGAACTCCTCGATGAAGGTCGTGATCCGCGCGTGCTTGCCCAGCAGCATGGTCGGTTCGAGGTCCACCTCGCCGGTGACTTCCAGGCCGCAGCTCCCGCAGACGAGCTTCACCCTCGGCATGGCCTTGGCGCTGAAGACCAGGTTGTCGAACAGGATCCGGCCGGCGTGCTCGCCACCCTCGACGGTCCAGCGCAGCTTCCACATCGGGTCGCCGGCACGCGTGATGTCCGTCTCGATGTCGGCCAGGACGCAGGTGTACTCCCCGTCGGGCAGGGGTGCGAAGTCGCTGACGGAGTCGATGGTCGCGAAGTTGATCCGAGGCATGGTCTTCCTCCTAGTCGGCGGTGGTGGCGGCCGGGGATTGTCCCGCGGCAGCCATGGTGAACTTGTCGAGGATGATGGCGGCGTTCTCCGCGGTCAGATCCTCGATCCGGCCGGCCCCGTAGGCCGCCAGCCGGCGCTGCAGCGTCTCCAGCTTCATACTGGAAGCAGTGACGAAGTGTCGGATGCGTTCTACCTGATCGTCGGTGGCCAGCTGAACCGGCACCGCCTCGCGGGACAGCGCGTCCGCACCGAGGCACTTCTCGAACACGGGGTAGCTGACCTCGAAATGGCCGCGAGGGAGCTTGTTCGATCTGTCCTTGAGGTTCTCGGCCATGAAGCGGCCGCCCTCGTCCCGGTAGAGCCTGAGGATCGTGTCGAACAGGTAGGGCAGTGACTTCTCGCCGTCGAAAGTCTCGCCGACGGGCCGCATGAAGCCGGTCTCGGCATATTGAGCTTTCTGCCGGGCGGTGATGATCACGTTCATGTCGAGCTGGATCAGCTTGCGCAGCAGCTCCTTGAACTCGGCCTTGAGCGTGACCCAGTCCTTCGGCTGCAGGACATAGAACTCGACGTTGTGACCTTTGCCGCCCTTGTTGCGCTTCAGGAAGATGTCGCGCCACTTCATCTGCAGGGCGTCCCAGTAGACGGTGATCGGGTCGATCACCAGCGTCAGGTAGGGGTGCGGGTGCGTTCGCAGCCAATCGACAGCTGCCATCACCTCGTCGGCCGTGGTCGCCTTCAGGACGTCGAATTCGAAGACACCGCCGTAGTGTTCGGTCCCACCCTCGAGATCGATTACGACCGGCCGGGGAAACCGAAGGGCGAGCGTCGTTTTGCCGTCGCCCGAATCGCCCCATAGGAAGAGCTTCAGTCGACGGACGGTGACCGTAGCCGTCTGGAACGGCGAGCCGTTACCCGCGAGGCTCATGGCACCCCCTCAGGGACCCGCTCGCGTCCTGAGCCAGCACACTGCGCTCGCGGATCCGAGTAACCAGGTAGACGACCGCCGGGCGCTCACTTCCGGCGGGATCGTCGCTGTCCCCGATCACTTGATAACCGAGGCGGCGGCACGCTTCGGCGTGGGCTCGATCGATCGCCTGAGCGGCGACGCAGAGCTCCTCGTCGGGGATCGGGCAGAGTTCGGACAGGGCCGCCAGGACGCCGGCGACATCCTCGAAGGCTTGGTTCAGGTTTTGCAGGCACTTACAGGGCGAGTTCATGAGCTTCCTCCTGGTTACCGGACTTGTCTCTTGCCCCGCTTAGGGGTGGCTGGGCTGTTACTGCGGACATTTTTCTTTCGGGCGCGTCGTAGTTCAGCCGTTGTGCTCGACTTCAGATCGAGGTCGCTCGGAAAGACAATAAACTGGGCGAGCGTTGACTTGCCGAAACCAGACGTATTGGCCTCGATGAGCTTCAAGGGACGGGTTGTGGCCGCGTATTTCTGGAATAGAGGCGCTTGTTTCTTTGTTGGGTTGCTCATTTCGACCCCCTATCGGACTTCGAAGCACCCCGACTCCGTAGTTGAGCCAGCAGGTAGATGATCGCCGGGTGCTCGTCGTCATCGGGATCCGCGCTGGCGATGCCCTCCTGCGCACCGCACCGGTTGCACGCCCGCTCGTGGATCAAGTCGAGGGTTCGGGCGAGTTCCCAGACCGCTTCATCGGGGATCGGGTACATGGCGGCTACGCCGCCGAGAGCCAGGGTCGCTTCCTCGAATGCCGCGGTCAGGATGCGGAGGGTATTGCAGCAGTCAGCCATGATTTCTCCTTCCGGTGTTTCGTCCCTCTACCCCCTTAAGGGGGGCCTCATCGATGCTGTGGGACATTTTTCTTGCGCGATTCTGTAAATATTTCATGACCCGCTGTTTGCGCTTCCGGGACGCGTCAACAGACATGCCCAGTTGGGCGGCCATCTCCTCGATGGAGTACCCGTACAGGAGGCAGCCAATCAGGATCAGGCAGTCGGGCCCGGAGATCTCGCCGCGGCGAGCCATGGCCTTGAGGTGAGCACGGGCCCATGCGGCGTCATGGCGACGTTCGACGGCAGCGAACTCTTCGTCCTCGATGCCGGGAGCACGGACACCGCGGCCTTCTACGTCGTCTTCTTCCTCCCCATCGATCAGCAGATGATGAAATTGAACGACACGTCTATGCCTGGCTTTGCGGTTCTTGCGATCGAGGAGACCGGCGGCCGCAAACTCGTCGCCCGAGACGATTGTGGGGTGGGAATGAGGAACGGTGCGGACACGTTCGGAGTTGTAGGCCAACCGCACATCATGCTGGACGTCGTTTAAAATCTTCTGACCAAGGCGATCACTCCTGGCGACAAGGTCGATGCGGTGTAGGACGGTGATGAAGGCCCAGAGGACTTCAGAGTCGAGCCGGACGTCCGGCAGATCTGCAATCGTCGCTTTCTCTTCGTCGTACCGCTTCAAACCGCGCCGGCACATTACCAGTGGCCGCCAGAACAAGAAGAGCAAGATGTCGCGCCACACCTCATCCGGCGTGGCTTGCGCGGCCTCCAGGATCGGACGCAGCGCGGCATCTGCTTCCTGAGTGCGAGGCCCAACCTGTTCGAGCCAGCGACGCGCTTCGTCCCAGGTCATGCAAGTTCGGAGGGGATTCGCAGAGCATTGTCGCCGTAAATCATGCAGGCGGTGGATAGCGACACCTCGTGCGAGATTCCAGGACAGTTCTCCGGGAGGGGTGATAGAGTCGAGGCGCATTCCGTCCGCCTTCGTGGCTGGACGTCATGCGCCTCTCGGTTACGGGTGAGGAGGTGTGCTAGAGCATGTGCGCGGACACGGCTGTGCCAGTCCGGTCCAACACATTCTTGTGCTGGCACCGGCGGCAGACCCGGCTAACCGCGTAGTTCTCGCCCGACACGATAGTGATTTCGGACTTGTTCTTCAGGCGGATGTCGTGTTGGTCAAGGATCCCCAGCAGGCTGTTGCACCGTTCGCATCTCCAGAATTCGTGCATGATGTGTCCTCCTTAGACATGATCGAGCGCTGCAACATCGCGCGCTCGCGACCCATGTTCAGAAGGAGACATGAATTGGGACAGGGACCATGAAGGGACGGTTATGGGACAATTAGGGGACAGCGTATATAATTTAGTATCAACTAGTTGCGGTGACGTAACGGTCTATTAGTAACCATTTAATTTTCTTCGGTGGGTTGAATCTGTACAGGCGTAGCTCTCCGGGATCCGCCCGACCCGTTTCAAACAACAGATAGGCATGCCTTCCGAGCTCGAAATCGCTCTTTAGTCGGGCCCTGGTGAAACACTTGTACGCCGCCTCAACAGAGGATACGCCCGAAAGAAAGTCCTCGGGCGTGTGCCATCCAGGATGGAGGATGTAGTCACGGATGATCGCGAACTCTCCCCTAGTTAGTCTTGCCCGTTGGTGTGGAACGCCCTTTGCCTTGCGTTTGTGAACTACGCATGCGCATCCATCGATTATGATGTCGATATCACCCTTGTCGGTAACGAGCTTGTTATACTCGGCCTCATAGACATCAGCTACTTTTCCATTTGCGAAATACACCTTTGCATGCGGAACGCCGCGCGCCTGAGGACCGTAATTCTGGCGATTCGCGCTTCGGTGTTCTTCGTTGTGGATATTACGCGATTTCAGCATGGCGGAAACACCCGCCCCACCTCCACTACCTACACGGCGATGGATCGTGTCGATGATATCGCATACGGCTTCCTCCGAAATTCCGTGCTGGTGCGACAACCGGCGGATATCAGCCATCAAGGCCCCCGCGCCTTGATCGGCGCCCACTCTGCCGATCAATCCGATTGGCGGGCCGCCATTAGCCCTTGCAGGCGCAGGGGCGTGACCCCGAGAATGGCGCGTCGGAGCGATGGTCATCGGGCCGACATCACTATATGGAGAGGTCACCCTGCCGATTCCGCGACGAAGGGCCGACATCATGTTGTAAAGGGGTTGGGTGCCATATTGGTCCGCCAGCACGCGGTCAGCCTGAAGGAGCGTAGGAAACAAGTCGCGGCCGAGTCCTTTATTCAACAAATCCATGACCCGCGTTGTATCGAATCCTACAGAGGTGCGCAACATATCGCCGGCCATCGGCACCGGCATACTCTGAAGGATCCTTGAAACCCACTCCTGACGCTGATGCGCAACGCGCAAGAATAATTGGCTGCCTGCTGTTAGATCCGTCAATCGACGATGTGATTCTGCAGCGATGGCGACAAGATTCGAAGGACCCTGGGCTGCTTGTGCCCATGCCATCTGATGTGCTGCGAATCGGAACGCGTTACCAGCCCCACTCATTCGCATGACATCCTGCGCCATCCGCAGTTCGGGGCGTACTTGATCAAGCGTGCGCATGGCGTACGCCACTTGCTGCCGTTCTGATCGCGTCAGACCGTTGTTGGCTGGTTTGTCACGTAGCCGGTTTTGTTGAGGGCGAGTCGATCTTCCAGTTGTGCCGGCATCGTTATTGGCCATGTCATCAGGTAACCCCCGTTGCTGACCTGCGCTGGCACCAGTATCTGACGACGGCGTGTTGGGAGTGAGAGGGCCGTTGTCGTCTTCGAATTTGTCTTGCACCATCAGATGCGTCCTTTCTACCACATTCGGGATTCAACTCTAGCTCATCGGAAGCGCTATCCCCACCCCATTTGTATGTCCCATTTACTCCGCCACCGACCCCTTATAGGGGTATGGATACCGAACGCGAGTACATCACTGCCGACGCCACTGCCAGCACGAACTGCCAGCAGGCAGAGCTTTCCCGGATGTTGGCTATGGCCTATTTGCGGCTCCTTCGTCAGCGCCACACTAACTGCCAACCTGGGGCCCAGTTAGGGCTGTCAGATTCTTCATTAACCCGTTGCTATAGGGCAGCCCCGGAGTGATAGATCGACATGTCAGAAGCCAACAACCCGTTGTCCTGGAAGGAGTTCTACATGTCGACCAGCAAACCGCCCCTCCCTGACCACGAAAACCCCGACTTCCTGTTCTCGATCACTTCGACGGCCCTGCTCCTGTCGATCGAATCCGGCTCGATCGACCCGATCACCCTTGCCCGGCGCGAGCTCGCCAACCGCGGCGTCGACCGCAGCGGCGCGTGGGTCGGATTCCCGGCCGCCGCCCGGATCCACCTCGAGGGCCAGGAGGCTGGGCGATGACCGGGTACCTGCGGTTGATCCGCGAGATCCTGGCTCACGCCGGTCGCATTGGCACCGCCGACCCGCGGCACGTCGAAGCCTGGATGCGCGTCGAGCATTCGACGCTCGACGCCCTTTCGCACGAACAGTTCGTGGCCGAAGTCGGCGTCGCGTTGCGGTGCATCGCTTCAGCGACAGCAGACGACAACGAATCACTGGCGCAGAGCTACGGGCTCTGAGCACTACCACCTACTCGGAGGAAATGATCATGGCTATCAAGAAGAAGACCACGACGAAGAAGGCGTCCACGAAGTCCCCGGCCAAGAAGCGCCCGGCGTCGAAGGCCGCTGCCCCCAAGCGCCCGGCCAAGCAGCCCGCCGCCGCCAACCAACTGCGCCGCACCTACAAGGGCCAGGAGATCGTGGTCGACATCGTCGACGGCCAGTACCTCTACGACGGCCAAACCTTCAAGAGCATCTCCGGGCTGGCCCGCCACATCGTCGGCTACCAGATCAGCGGGCCGGTCTTCTTTAAGCTAACCGGCGCGAAGGCGTCGAAGGAGTCGTGATGGCCGAGCCGAGCATCGCCGCCCAGGTCGTCGCCCTGACCCACCTGTCGGTCGCCGAGCTGCGCGTCCGGTGGCAGGAGGTTTTCGGCGAACCGACCACACAGCGGCACAAGCAGTACCTGGTCAAGCGGATCGCATGGGAGTTGCAGCGGCAATACTTCGGCGATGAACTATCACCCGAGGCCAAGGCGCGACTGCACGAGCTGCAGGACGAGTTCCGCACAACGCCGCCGACCGCGTGGTTCAAGGGGGCGAAGCACAACCGGGCTCCCGCCCCCTCCCCCACTACCCGGAAACGGCCCGTCCGTGACTCCCGCTCGCCGAAGCCCGGCACCACCCTGACCCGCGACTACAAGGACCAGCGCGTCGTGGTCCACGTCCGCGGGGATCGGGAGTTCGAGTGGAACGGTGCGATCTACCGATCGTTGTCGGCCGTCGCCAAGGCGGTCACGGGTTCGCACTGCTCAGGCGTGGCGTTCTTCGGACTGTCCAATAGGAAGGATGGCGAACAATGACCGAGTTTTTCGAGACCCGCATGGGTCACAAGTTCTACGACGTCACGATGCCGGGGCTGGTCAGCGAACTGGCCCGGCTGAACGCCCTGCTGGAGAAGCTGGTTGAGCAGCGACCCGTCCAAGTAGCCGTCCCGAAGAAGCCGCAGAAGCCATGAAGCGCCGCGAGGACTCCACGACCGCCACGCGGCCCGTCCGCTGCGCCATCTACACGCGCAAGTCCACCGACGAGGGCCTCGACATGGCGTTCAATTCCCTGGACGCCCAGCGCGAGGCTGGCGAGGCCTTCGTCCTCAGTCGCAAGCACGAGGGCTGGACCTGCCTGGAGGCCCGCTACGATGACGGCGGGTACTCTGGAGGCGACATCAACCGGCCCGCGCTGAAGCGTTTGATGGCCGACATCGAGGCAGGCAGCATCGACGCCGTGGTCTGCTACAAGGTCGACCGCCTGAGCCGCAGCCTATTGGACTTCTCCCGCCTGATCGAAGTCTTCGACCGCCACCACGTCATGTTCGTGTCGGTCACGCAGCCGATTAACACAGCCGACTCCAGCGGACGGCTGATGCTGAACGTCCTGCTGTCCTTCGCCCAGTTCGAGCGCGAGATGATCGCGGACCGGACCCGCGACAAGATGGCAGCGGCCCGCAAGAAGGGGAAGTGGACGGGCGGGTTCCCTGTGCTCGGCTACGACGTCCACCCCGACGGCGGGAAGCTCGTGGTCAACGAGGAGGAGGCCGAGACCGTCCGGCAGATTTTCACCCTCTACTTGGAGTTCGGCTCCCAGCAGGCGACGGCCACCGAGCTGAACCGCCGGGGGTGGCGCACGAAGTCCTGGACGACACGCGACGGCACACCCCACGAGGGCGTGGCCTTCGACAAGAATCACGTCGCGCGGTTGCTCGGCAATCCCCTGTACGTCGGGAAGGTTGGCCTGCGCGGCCAGGTCTACCCCGGCGAACACCCGGCCATAGTCGACCAAGCGCTCTACGACCGCGTACAAGCCCAGCTGGCGGCGAACAACGTCAGCGGCGGGTCGGTAGCCAAGAACCGCTACGGGCATCTTCTGCGCGGGCTGCTGCACTGCACGGCGTGTGGGTGCGCCATGTCGCCGTCTGTCACCCGGCGCAAGGGGCGGGTGCATCGGTACTACGTTTGCAGCGGGGCCTCGAAGCGCGGATGGAAGTCCTGCCCGCATCCGTCGCTGCCCGCCGGTCAGATCGAAACCGCCGTCGTCGAGCGGATCGCCTGCATCGGCCGCGACCCGGGTCTGCTGCAGGAGACGATTGCCCAGCTGCGAACCATCAAGGCAACACGCCAGCCCGCGCTGGTTGCCGAACGGCGACGCCTCGACCGGGAGTTGACCCGCCTACGGGACCGCGGGAGCGGCGAAGACGATGTCCTGGTAGGGCGTTTAGAATCTCGCCTCGCGGAGATCGCCGAGGAGCTTGCCGTCCTCGAGGGCCAGACGGTTGACCGCCGGGACTTGGACCGCGCGCTGACCCTGTTCGACGAGGTCTGGTCATGCCTGTTCCCCCGCGAGCAGGAGCGCGTCATCAGCCTGCTCGTCGAGCGGGTCGACTTCTGCGCTGAACGCGAGACCGTGGCCATCACCTTCCGGCCTACCGGGATCAGGGTGCTGGCCGAGGAGATCGCGGAAGCCCAGGAGGTCGTGGCGTGAGCCAAGAACTGAGAGTGGAGTTCAGGATGGTGGTCGCCGGTCGAAGACCTACGCCGACACCCAAGCCCGATCCCGCTACCAGGACCGAGCGGCGTAGGCAGGATCGGGCAGCACGCCGAGCCCGAAACCTCGCCCTCGCCCACTACATCGACGGGCTGGTGCGCCGCGGGGAGGTCGCGGATCTGGCGGCCGTTGCGCGGATGTGCGGGGTCAGCCGCGCCCGGGTCTCGAAGGTCGTCGAGCTGCTGGGGATGGCGGGGGGACGCGTACCCAGCTACCTTCAGGGCACTACTATGTGAAGCTGCGTCAACCCACCTTGGGGCGGAATCCACGATATACCCAGCCAATAGTCCATCCGACACCAAACAGGAGGCCCACCCCACCAAGCCACACTGCGAAACATATCAACCAATATTTAATTTGCTCCATGCGAAGTCTATACATGATATGGTGATGTTTAGCATTTACCTGTGCAATCGCAGCGGAAAACGATTGCTGACTATCAGCTGGTGCCGTGGCTGCGGCCTCAAGCCACTCTGGGATCCCCTCGCCATATTTGGTACGAAGGTGTTGCAATATTTTGTCCGGATTTATGTCCACCCCTCGTTGTGCTTTGATATCCTCAGATAGTACCATGGCTGCATCATAAAACCATGAATACTGAAGATCTTCCAATACTGGACGTACATCATAGACTTCCATAACAACTACTACGCCCCATATGGCCGATATCACGACGCCGAGCCGGGCCCAGCCGCCTAATTTCTTCCGCAATTTAATCATCATAGCCAGCATCTTTCATGCACGATTGTATTGAAGCGTCTGGGCTTGCCTGATGTATTCCGAAGTTCCTAACTTCGCTATTAATGCGCCCCGCCTGGGCCTTATATCCTCGGGGTATCCGTCGGGGAAACCAAAGGCCCACCCTTCAGCTTTTTCTTTTCCTCTTCCCATAACGATTGGGCAAGCAAGTCCGCACGAGCAGCTACACGCGAAAAACTCTCACGACTATTTTTTCTAAAATTGCACCTGACGCATTCCCAACGGTGCTGGTATCGCCCGATCTTCTGATGCAACTCCGTATCGCATTTCGGGCAGCGCGGACTGCGCTCGACCTCGGCCCTCGCATCACTGGCTAATAAAGCTCTTGAAGTAGTATAGGGCTCATACAGCGAAATTTGAGCTGACCAAGTCACGCCCTCAAATGGAAACCTACAGAAACGCCAATAGCCATATGGCGGCGGCCATTCATCCCTTTCATCCACCGCTAGTCGATTTCGTCTTCGCCCAAATGCCGAATTCAGTGTCCAACCCACTAAAACACCGCCCACAAACCAGTAGATGTTGTTGGGAATTGCCTTCAGCCACGTCCCCCAATTGCCTGCGAATAATTTTGAAAATAGGGCCAAGGCCCCGCCAGCAATGACAGGTGCGTATTCCAGTGATTTCGGCCACCCGTTCCAGTCGATTTCGGCCGCCCAGTCCAGTCCATTCCGGCCACCTGTTCCGCCGCATTCCGGCCACCACCGGAGCGTAGCGACGCAGGGGTTTCATTCTTAGCCCGCCTCCGCGGTCCCGGTCAACGTTTCTCCCTTCTTTTTGCGCAGTGACTCGCCGGTCAGCTCGATCTTGTGCGCGTTGTGGATCACCCGATCCAGGATCGCGTCGGCCAACGTCGGGTCATCCAGGTACTGGTGCCAGGCGCTGACCGGCAGCTGGCTCGTGATCAGGGTCGAGCGGGCCTGGTACCGATCGTCCAGGATCTCGAGCAGGTCCCGCCGGTTCTCCGGCGTCAGTGGCGCCAGCCCCCAGTCGTCCAACACCAGCAGGTCCGCGCGGGCGAGCTTGGCCAGCTGCTTGCGGTAGCTGCCGTCGGCCTTGGCGATCTCCAGATCGTGGCACAGCCGCGGCAGGCGCTGGTACATGACCCGCAGCCCGTGGCGGCACGCCTGCTGGGCCAAGGCGCACCCGAGATACGTCTTACCCACGCCAGTAGGACCGGTGATCACCACGTTCAGGTGCTCGGCGATCCACTGGCACGAGGCCAGGCTCAGCATCAGCGCCTTGCCCAGCCCGCGCCGGCTGCGGTAGTCGATGTCCTCCATGCAGGCCGGCAGTCGCAGCCGTGCCTGCGTCAGGCGGGTCTTCAGACGCCGGTTGGCGCGGGCGGTTTCTTCACGGTCCACCAACAGCCCCAGCCGGTCCTCGAAGCTCAAGCCGGCCGCGTCCGGGGTCCGCAGCTGGTCGACCAGGCCGTCGGCCATCCCGGCCAGCTGCAGCTCGCGCAGCTTCTCCACCGTCGGATGGATCAACATGGGCGGCCCCCTTCGGCGGCGAACGGCAGCACCGGAGTGTAGTAGTCGGCGCCCCGGATGTTCTCGTGCTCGATCACCGGCGCCGGGGCTGCCGCCCGCGGCAACGGCTGCTGGTCCAGCCCGTTCTTGAGGATCGAGGTCAGGCTCTTGTAGCTGCAGGATCCGATCGCCAGCGCCCGCTCGCAGGCCGCTTCCAGGCGATCGTTGCCGTACTGCTTGCCCAGACGCATCACGCCCAGGCACGAACGGTAGCCCTGCTGGGGATGAGGCCGGCTCGCGATGATCCGCGTGGCTACCGCCGCCACCGCGCCTCCCGCCTCGCCGGCCCAACGCACCACCCGCTCCGGCGTCCACTCCCCGTACTGCCGGTGGTGTTCCGGCATGTGCTCAGGCAACGTCGTGAAGCGGCCCTGCTGGTAGCTGCGCACGTGGCTGGCCACCCGCCGACCGCGGTGCAGCACCTCCACCGTCGAGGCGGTCACGCGCGCCTCGCAGCGCAGGCCCACCAGCTGATACGGCACCGAGTAGTAGTGCTTGTCCACGGCCACGTGGTAGTCGATGTGCACCCGCACCTTCGGCCACTCGGCGTACTCGTACGGCGTACACGGCAGCGGTCGCAGCGCGGGGCGGTCCAGTTCCTCCCACAGGCTGCGCCGGCTGCCGGCCAGCTTCTGGAACGGCTTGCTGTTCAGCGCCTCCAGAAGCGCCGCGATCGCCTGGTTCAGCTCCGTCAGCGAGAAGAACGTCCGGTGCCGCAGCTGCGCCAGGATCCAGCGCTCGGCCAGCTGCACCCCGGCCTCCGCCTTCGCCTTGTCCTTCGGACGGCACACCCGCGCCGGCAGCACCGCCACCCCGTAGTGACTGGCCATCTCCTGGTACGTCGGGTTCAGGTCCGGCTCGTACAGGTGAGGGCTCGTCACCCCGGACTTCAGGTTGTCCGGCACCAGCACCTCAGGTGCGCCGCCCATATACTGCAGCGCCCGCACGTGCGACGCGATCCAGTCCGGCAGCATCTGCGTCCATGTCGCCTCGCAGTACGTGTAGCTGCTGGCCCCCAGCACCGCGACGAAGATCTGCGCCTGGCGGATCTCGCCCGTCTCGCGGTCGACCACCGGCACCGTCAGGCCCGCGTAGTCGATGAACAGCTTCTCGCCCGCCCGGTGCGTCTGCCGCATCACCAGGTCCTGCCGGCCACGCCACTGGCCGTACAACTCGCAGAACCGGCTGTACTGGTGACCTTCAGGGTGAACCGCCTTGTGCTCCTGCCACAGCAGGAACAACGTCACCCCCTTGTGGCGCTTCAGCTCCAGATGAAGCTGGGCCCAGTCCGGCTGGGGCCGCTGGTCCGGCGACAACGACGGCAACGGCGGGAACAAGAGAGCCTCCAACGTGGCATCATCCAGATCACCGGCCGCAGGCCAGGTCAGCCCTGCCGACGCGGACAGCCGCAGGTACTCCGCCACCGTGCTGCGCGCGATGCCGCAGCTGTGGGCGATGACTCGGCTGCTCAGACCGCAGCCATGCTTTAAACGCAAAACCTCTTTGATCTTTCGCATGGACAACCGCTCTCTGGGCACCTCGGCTCCTTCGGCTCGTTGTGACGAGAAAAGGTGCACGGTACCCGCTGGGGTGTCCTGTGTCGCCGCCGGCAATTTCACCCGATTGGGGTGGCCGATTTGCGTCGGAATGGGTGGCCGAATTCAATCGGAATGGGTGGCCGATTTGGATCGGAATCGGTGGCCGATTTCAGTCGGAATACGCACCTCACAGTGGTAAACTCTCAACAGCGCCCAATTTGATCGCAAAAGGTGCAAGTTCTAATTGCATCTTCATGTCTATGCACCTGTGCTATCGTTGTCGGGTGAGGAATTCTGTGTTGAAGGATCTTATGCAATACATTGGGGGATGAACTAATGAACATCGGCACGAGAGTTATCGTCTATGGCAGACCGTACCAGCTAGTTGCATGCGCGATTACAGTCATTGCCCTCCTCATTTCTACCGCGTCAATTGGTTTGACACAAGGTGAAGTCATCGGATGGGGGCGAATGACGGTTGTGGAGCAGCAAGCTCTATCAGACCTGACAGCAGTAGCATCAGGTGAGTATCACAATATTGGACTGAGCGCTGATGGTTCGATTGTAGCTTGGGGTTCCAATGAGTTTGGCCAATGTGATGTGCCTCAGCCGAATATGGAATTTATAGCAGTAGCCGCTGGGAGGTATCACAGCCTTGGATTGAAAATTGACGGTTCAATTATTGCCTGGGGATCGAACAGCTATGGCCAGTGTACCGTACCCTTGCCCAACAATGGATTCACAGCAATTGCAGCGGGTGGCAGGCATAGTTTGGGTCTAAAGGGTAACGGTTCAGTCATCGCTTGGGGAAGAAGTGTTGACGGCCAGTGCTCTGTACCAGCCCCGAATTCTGATTTTATGGCCGTTGCGGGGGGGTACGGATTCAGTATGGGATTGAAAACTGATGGGTCCATTGTGGCTTGGGGCAGTAATGCTGATGGTCAATGCACAATACCTGAGCCTAACTCTGGTTTTACAGCGATAGCAGCGGGCTGGTACCACAGTCTCGGATTAAGAAATGATGAGTCTATCGTTGCTTGGGGGGCTAATTGGTACGGCCAGTGCAATGTGCCTTCGCCAAATTCAGGATATTCAGCGGTGGTGGGGGGTGGCAACCATACTCTTGGATTGAAAACCAATGGAGTAGTTGTTGCGTGGGGACAAAACGATAATGCGCAATGTACAGTACCAATGCCGAATACGGGACATTCTATTATTGCGGCAGGCTTAGCTCACAGCATCGGGGTGCAGTCCAGCGGGTCAGTCGTTGCGTGGGGTGATAACTTATACGGCCAATGTGGCTTGTCCGCGGTGAACCGTGGATTTGTATCAGTGGCGGCGGGTTACTGGCATAGTCTGGGCCTCAAAGCCGATGGAACAATTATCGGCTGGGGTGATAACGAACTTGGCCAATGTAGTGTGCCTTCCCCGAACATTGACTTTGTTGCACTCGCAGCTGGAAATGGGTATAGCCTTGGCCTGAAAACCGACGGGTCTATTGTCGGTTGGGGTAGCAATATGTATGGCCAGTGTACCATACCGGCCCCCAACGATGGTTTTTCAGCAGTAGCGGCAGGCTATCAACACGGCCTTGGACTAAAAGATAACGGTTCCATTATCGCATGGGGGCAGTGCAATTCAGGCCAGTGCAACGTGCCAGTACCAAACACGTCCTTTATTGCGATAGCGGCAAGCTATCAGCACAGCTTGGGGTTGAAGTCCGATGGCTCCATCGTTGCATGGGGTGATAATTCATGGGGGCAGTGTAATGTGCCGCAACCAAATACTGGTTTTATTAGTATCGCGGCTGGTGGCGGTTATAGTCTAGGTTTGCGGAGTGATGGCTCTGTCGATGCATGGGGCTACAATGGACATGGCACATGTGATGTGCCGTCTCCTAATAGTGCGTTCGTAGCGATTGCTGCAGGTTCTGACCACTGTCTTGGTTTGAAGATTGACGGGTCGATTGTAACGTGGGGCAGCAACGCAGCAAACCAGTGCAGCATTCCGCTGCAAAACTCCGGATTCACTGCTGTCGCGGCTGGAGCCTCACACAGTATCGGAGTAAGGGGCAATGGGGGTGGGTTCCCAATAGTCTTACGAGATGTTTCTGGCGATCAAGGCGGGCAGTTGAATGTATCTTGGGGACGACATTCGCTGGACACGATCTCAGTCTCTTCGCCCATCACGGAATACAGTGTTCAGCGCTACTGTGGCGACTGGCAGATACTTGCCACGATTGCAGCCGCTCAAGCCGACTCATATAGTGTTGATGTCGAGACAACCGATATCTTAACAATCGGTCAGCCTGCGTCCTATTCAAGCTATCGTGTCGTTGCTCGGGCATCGATGCCCGGTGAGTTGTATGCATCACTTCCGGACAGCGGCTACTCTATCGACAACTTGCCACCGGATGTCCCGGTTCTAGAAATTTACGACAGTTTGACTTCACGCATTCTCGCATGGCAGAATTCAAACGTTCCAGATTTCACAGAAACCTGCCTGTACAGGGGCGCAAGTCCGAGCTTTGCCCCAGATACGCCCCTGATGTGCTCGACTGCGACATATTTTATCGAGTCTCACCTCAATCGCTTCTGGTACAAGGCCCGCTCCTTCGACATCCACGGCAACGCCAGCGAGTGGAGCAATGAGGTAGTAGGGCAGTACCCGACGGGGGTGCCAGGGGCAATGCCGACGGTGCTGCGGTTGTACCCCAACCAGCCCAACCCCTTCAACCCGTTGACGACGATCAAGTACGACCTGCCGGTGGACGGCCGGGTGACGCTGCGGATCTACGACATCCGTGGCGCCCTGGTCCGCACCCTGGTCGACACCGACCTCCCCCGTGGCAGCTACCAGGCCACCTGGGACGGCCGCGACGCGTCTGGCCGGGGGATGGCGTCGGGGAGTTACTTTGCGCGGCTGGAGGCTGGGGGGACGGTCGAGACGGTGCGAATGAGCTTGGTGCGGTAGTGATAGGACGCCCCTAGTCCAGTTAGGGGTGAATAAGTGCCGTCCTTCGCCAGAATGGGGTCAGGTGGGGAGGAAAGATTGCGCGATTAACTTTGTGTGGCCGAAATCCAATCCACGGGATGTCTCCAGTCCGAGAAGGAGTTAACTGTTCCCTTGCTCAAAGGAAGGGCAAATGTTTGGATCAAATAAATCACACTCAAGTAGATTGCAAAAATGCTTAAAGTTAATAAATAGCGGAGATGTGCTTGAAGCTAAACTGGAGCTATTACATCTTGCCGCTGAAGGGTGTGTAAATGCAGAATACTGGATTGGTGATCTCGAAGAATTTCGGTTTAATGATCTAAGCAAAGCAGCTCAATGGTACCAGCGAGCTGCTAATCATGGCCATGCGAAATCCCAGTGGTGTATAGCAAACCTATACATGACGGGTAAGGGGGTAAAACTCAGTCAGGCTGAGGCTATTAAATACTATCAAGCAGCAGCTGAGAATCAAATACCAGAAGCGCAGTTTACATTAGGAGAACTATATCGGTCAGGAAGCGCTGGAATGAAAAATATTAATACTTCTTTATATTGGTATCAACAATCAGCTCGTTTGGGGTATGAGCCTGCAAAGAAGAGAATCCAACAGCATTGGCCTAATGGAGAATATATTGATTCTCGACAAAATAATATTTCAGCACCAGATACTAATAATGTCGATCATATAGATGATCCGATATTATCGCAATTATTAAACACAATAATTGGCGTAGCGTTATTAGGTGATTATATTCCCAATGAAAATATACCATTTGTTTCTGAACTGAAGCAACAACAACTAGAATTATTAGCATCCATTAACGCATATTATGATAAAGCAGATGATAATAACAAGCTTACATTCGATAATGTTGAAAATCTATTTGTATTTGTTTTTCGTCGAGGGTGTGACGCATTATATCAATGGCATAGTAGCCCCACTAAAGCTGTAGACTCTGGAATATCATATAATAATCCTCTAAGAAGTGAACAATATATTCATACTCCACATGATATACAGCAAATGTTTAATGAAATAGAAGCGCCGCAATTTATTTATGATGCATTTGCATCTTGGTTTAACGATAATAGAGAATATTGTCAAATGAATAGTATAGACAAGTGGGTACCACTAACAATGGCATTAATGCCGACATATGCTATCGGTGCTTCAGTGGCACTAAAAATATTGGGATACAGAAAATAGTACTTATTATAACAATAATTATGAAGCATATTTATGAGTAACAATTGTGGGCCGTCAGTTGAGGTGAGACACTTCTAAGCACGAAGAAATGAAGGAGCTCCCATGCCGAGAATGAAATCAAAGCCAGCTAAGCGCCCAACCGCTGCCAAGAGTAAGCAACTGGCCAATACCCAAGCCCAGTTCAAGAAAATCGAGGTTCGCCTCGCCGCCCTCGACAAGGAGTACGCCGCCGTTCAGGCCGCTACGGGACAGCTGGTGGCAGGTCTACTCAAGGGAGCGGCAGCGAAGGCCAAGGCCACTGCTCCCAAGGCTACACGGACTCCGAAGGTCCAGGTAGGGAAGAAGGTCGCGGCGGCCAAGGCCAAGCCCGGCCGCAACCCCAAGGTCCAGGTAGCGGCGAATCGAGGGCGGCCTGCCGCGACCAAAGCTCCCCGCCAGACCGTCGAGTCCGTAGTCGTCGCCCTCCTGAAAGCCAACAAGAAACCCATGGCCTTCCCCGAGATCATGGCCACGATTCAAAAGAAGAAGCTGATCAAGACCAAGAGCGCGAATTTCGCAAACGTGTTGCGGCGGACGATCTCCACCAGTTCGAAGATTAAGAGGGTCGGGAGGGGGGTGTATAGGGCGTAGGCAGGGGAGATGCGGGTACATGATGCCGAGCGTTATGCCATGCGATCAATCTATTCAGCTCTGGCCACCAAGGGAGTAGAATGAAGAACTTTAGTGAATATCTTGACCACTCACAAGTAGCATGGCGAGCTACTCACGTATCTACGATGGGTCAGGGTTTTCAAAATGGCCATCAACGCCCGTGGATATTGCCGAAGTCGGCATGGGAGGAGAATATCTGGCCAGGCGCGCGGAATGATTTGGTCGTTTATGTTCGCAAGACCGGCATCCAGGTTCATCAGGGTGCGCACAATCTCAAGAGCTCTTGGGCGCTATGCGCGAACCTATACTTTCCATTTCGCCGCCCAGAAGGACGCGGCCTTCTGGCTGCATTCCTGCAGGCCCACGTGTCCCAGAAGATAGTCGCCGTCGATGAAGTGGAATTAGAGTACGCGGCCGAACACCCACTTGACCCAAAGTCGCTACTCGGAGAACCAGACGATGGAAAGCGGGGTTCGGGCCAAACCTCGCCGGACGTTGCTTTTATCGTGCGTACGGATTCTGGACCTGGGCTGATCCTGACGGAGAACAAGTTTTCTGAACATTCGTTCTACGCCTGTTCGGGCCGAAAACGCGACGTCACGAACCCGAATGCTACCCGCTGTCTCAACTGGGCGAAGGTGCAAGCAAATCCAGCCCAGGAGTGCTGGCAGACCCAGTGGGCCACGACAGGCCGCAAGCCCCGGAAGTACTGGAATTACATTCGCCTCAGTGCGCAAGGGAAAGCAGGCTTTACTCGCTGCCCTGCTGCAACAGCCGGGTATCAGCTCTTTCGACAGCAGGCGCTTGCAGAGGCAATCGCGCAAAGTGCTAAGTTCAGCTTGGTCGCAAGTTGCGTTGCATACGATGAACGCAATGACGATCTAATCAACTGCCTTAAGCGAACCGGTGTTTCGAATTATGCAAGAGATTGGGGTTCGATGTTCGGTGGATCAGCGACCTTCACCACATGGACGCATCAAGAATGGGTCGAATGGGTAAGACTGCATAACCAGACTGGCTACTGGTCGAGCTGGCTCACGTACGTTCAGGATCGGTACGGCTACTAAGGAAGCGTGAAAGTGAGTCAAAATATTCATGGCCACGCTTCAGAAGCGGAAGTTGATCAAGACTAAAAGCGCCAACTTCGCCAACGTGTTGCGGCGGACGATATCCACCAGTGCGTAGATCAAGAGGGTGGCACGCGGGATGTATAGAGTTTAAGGAAGAGAATTAATTTCAGGAGCGATGTTAGCATGTTTCATAACAAGTGTAAAGCAACAATTACCGGCTTGAATATGCAGGTCATAGAAATGAATAAAGCGCTCGATGAAATGCGGAGTGAGAATATAGAACTTACATCTAAACTTAACACGTGCGAATCTGCTTGTAACAAGCAACAGTTAGCGTTAAAAAACATTGCAGCTATTGTTGGAAATAAAGACAAGTGTGTAGTTGCAATGCTCACGGAGTTAGACCATACTCTTGTAGATGAATTGTTGTTACCGATAGTTACTGTATACATCGAAATACGTGGTAATGGTGCTTCACAAAGATCTCTTATTGGCAATGCAATTGCAAATGCAGTATTGTCCAGTTTAAGAACCAGTATATTGGGAGCTAAGACAGAAAGAGAGAACATTGTTAATATGCACATGGGATATTACGGACTTATAATAACTGGTCATCTTGTCGGAAGTCTGGACACGTTATCTAATAAAATTGATAAATTACTGTCGATTATAGCTAAATCACAACATAAACAAGTATCGCTTCTTGAACATAATAGCATTGAATACATATTAAGGTATGACATACGATAATATCAGAATAATAGAGCAAAATCATAAACAAAAGTGTCAGCGTATTATACTATATTAGAATAAGTCGTCGCATGAGTCCGGTGGCTAATAATTATCATCATCATCATAACGCTCATATTCTTCTTCGTAATCATCACACGCGTCATCCAGCAAATCGTTTTCTAATCCATCATCTGGGCCATTGTCATCGTCATCCTGGCAATAGCCAGAATATTGTCCGCTGCCTCCACAAAGAAAGCAAACACCGCCTTCAACATGAGAGAATTCCGGTAAATAGCCGCCTCCGCCACACCGAGGACAAGATCCGCCACCGCCCAATGACATTTGGCGCACCAACTTCGAGAATAGCGCTTCCTTAAGTAACTGTTTGAACAGGTCGGCTTCTTGTCGAGATTGCTCCTGTGTTGCTTGGTTATTGTGCTGTTCGGCGGTTTGCTCAATTGAGATATCGTGCTGCTTGTTAGCCGCGTATGCGTCACCCAGCGCCTCGCAGTAGTCGTCACCGTTCTCAGCGGCCACACGAGCCTGCTCATGAATAGCACGATGAATTTCGGCGGGCAGAATCGCTAGGTTATCGGGCGAATTATTCAACTTGTTGCCATCAATGTGGTGAACTTCGTATCCGCAAGGAATCGGAGCGCCCAGCTTTTCCTCCGCTACAATCCGATGTGTGAATATCCACCTCGACGCTTCGTAATCATAGACCTGCTCATAACCGTTGTAGCGTCTAGTGCGCGACTGCTTACGCCAACGGCGCCAAGACAAGAATTCAAACCTGTCTAACCACCGACACTCACTAAGCGGACCATAATCCTCATACTTATCGTATTTCATAAAGTTCTTACTCCACTGCTCCTAACAACAATTTATACTGGTCCGTGTATCTAGATGCTGCCACAGAATATCCCGCAGGGCGCTGAATACACGATTCATAATCCTACTACGAGGGCAACATCTACCATTTTCAATTTAGCTATAGTTAAAATACTACACAGTGTCGAGCGTCTTGTAAACAAATAAGATCAGTAATCGTCGGATGAAGACTGAGGAATTATTGGCGACGTGAGGGTCGTTCAGCAGTTTGCCCTGTCGCTCTCTCCTGCACCGCCCCCGCCCCCCGCCAGACCGTCGAGTCCGTAGTCATCTCCCTGCTCATGGCCAACAAGAAGCCCATGGCCTTCCCCGAGATCATGGCCACGATTCAGAAGAAGAAGCTGATCAAGACCAAGAGTGCGAATTTCGCCAACGTGCTGCGGCGGACGATCTCCACTAGTGAGAAGATCAAGAGGGTGTCGCGGGGGACGTACAGGGCGTAGGCGTCTGCCTGCATTCTCCCTGTTATTGTCCACAGGGCTACAGGCCGTCAGCGCCGGAGGTCGTCCGGCTGCCCTCACTGGAGCGGGTAGCCTAGCGAAGGACGTAGTACAATCACTGGGGGCAGGTCAGTCCTCGGGTCGATTTATCGTGACCAATTCCCGAATGCGGGATTGCTCTTCCTCAATGGGTTTCCCAGGAAGCGGGTCTATATCTGCGTGCAGCCAACCCGCGGAAGTGATGTCAGCCTTGGTTGCCTTTTATGAAGTCGTATTGCTGGTGGATTGACAGCGAAGTAAAGGTTGGATTTCTCATTGTGATTGGCGATCCACGTTTCTACTTTGCGAACTTCGTCCGGCGCAAAGTCACAGAAATCCCGGCTAATCTGATCGGGATGGAAGGCGGACAGAGCCCAAAGGGCGTCGGGGTGGAAGTGTTGGAGGAAGGTGACGGCGTTCATGTGTGATTCTCCTATGGTTAGCGGACACGCCTACTTTAGGATGATCTAATGATAAAAAAAAGATCATATTGTCATATTAGTGCCGACATAGTATCCTTTCTGTGAGGAAGCTATGTTCCTCAGTTAGCGGACAAGAAAGCCTGCTTCGGCAGGCTTTCTTCGTTTACGCCGGATGACTCTGGATTTTCCTCTTGAGATGCTCTATGGATACCCAAGTGGCTCTGTGCGGTGCTATGAGTATTTCTCCTAATGGTGCTATTTTGTTTAAACACAGCTTGTTAATCGACAAACTTCTTTTACCAGCACTTGCGACTGTTGCGTATTCCGACTGAAATCGGCCACCGATTCCGATCCAAATCGGCCACCCATTCCGATTGAATTCGGCCACCCATTCCGACGCAAATCGGCCACCCCAATCGGGTGAAATTGCCGGC